AGTCGACCGTAACTATGACGATCAGTTTGCCGTAGTTGGCGGGAAAATTGGAAACACAGTCAACGTAAGACGCCCCGGAAGGTTCATTGGTACAACGGGACCAGCGCTTAATGTTGAGGACTTCAACGAGACGAGCGTGCCAGTCACATTGTCGACGCAGTTCCATGTGGATACTCAATTTACGACTCAAGACCTTGCATTATCACTTGATATGTTTAGCGACCGCGTATTAAAACCCGCAGTAGCTGCTATTGCAAACAAGATTGACCGTGATGGTTTAGTAATGGCTAAGAACAGCACAGCAAACATTGTTGGCGTAGCTGGTACACCACCCACAGGTTTAATCACTTACCTAACAGCCGGTGCTTACATGGATGCTGAAGGTACACCAAGAGACGGCCGCCGTGCTTGCGTTGTAGAACCCTTTACATCAGCAACCATTGTTGATTCACTAAAAGGTTTGTTTGTTCCACAAGAAGCGATTGGTGAGCAATACCGCAAAGGCCTTATGGGCCGCGACAGCGCTGGGGTGAATTGGAAATTAGACCAAAATATTGTCAGCCAAACTTTTGGTTCTTACGCTTCTGCAACACTATCAACAGATACAACTTCTGCATCTTTTGGTATTTCTAGCGGTTGGGCTTCAACTTCAACAATTACCATCAGCGCAACAAGTGCTGCTGCTACATTGAACCAAGGTGACGTTATCCAGTTTGCTAACATCCTTGCAGCCAACCCACAAAACCGCCAAGCATACGGTTCTAACAAGGCGCGTAACTTCGTTGTTACAAGCACAGTTAGCATTGGTTCAGGTAGTTCAGCATCAGTAACTGTTAGCCCAGCTATCATTACCGGTGGACAGTTCCAAAACGTTGTTGTTAACGCTACAAATGCTTCAGCAGTAGTAACACCATTCAACAACACAGGCGTTACATCACCACAGAACTTAATGTTCCACAGAAATGCGTTTACGCTTGCCGTAGCTGATCTCGAGCTGCCAGAGGGTGTCCATTTTGCTGGTCGTGCAAGCGATAAGGAAATTGGTTTGTCTATGCGTGTTGTCCGCCAGTACACAATTAACAACGATAGTATTCCAACACGTTTAGATGTGTTGTATGGTTGGGCACCGTTGTACCCTGAACTTGCTTGCCGTATTGCAGCCTAATTAACATAAAGGAAAATACAAAATGAGTAATCCCGGACCAGCAACCACAGTAACGGCACACCCAAGTAACCTAGCAACAAATCAAGCGTTGCGTTTAATCGGTGTAGCCAAGGGTGTTAACTTAGCAGCAACAGGCTTTACGCCCGTTCCTGTTAACAACACAACAACCTACTTGCCAAAGGAAATGATTGTTACCAACGTGAATAACAATGGTTCAACAGTTTCTTTGTCAACAGCAACAGCGTTAACAATCACACAAACAAATGCGGGTAGCCCATCTGCTTTGTTTGGTGCGTTGACAACTGCGCAATTGGCATCACTAAGTGCTAACGTTTTGGGTACAGCCTACGTTGATTCATCATCAACAAGTTTGTCTATTCAAAACCAAACTTTATACGTTGATGTAACAACTGCTTCTGGCGCAACCGGAACTGGTGACGTATATGTTTACGGCTATGACCTTACACAGTCATAATCTAGCCTAAATTAAGGGAAGGGCTACCCCCAAAAGGGGTGGCTTTTTCTTTATTTAACGATACAATTTACCCATTCTTTAAAGGAATATCATGTCAAGTACCACCATTTCACGCGGTAACATTCTTGAGCAATTTGTAATTGCGCCTAGCCTGACACCATCCGCACTAACCACATCTTCCACACAGTCTTTACAAACTTTCCCAATTGCGGGTTTGCAAGCATCTGACATTGTTACTTTTTTACAATATCAAGGTAACCAAACGTCTAACATTGCAATCACAAATTGTGACGTAGCAACTGCTGGGGTTTTAACTGTACAGTTCCAAAACACTTCAGGCGCAGCAACAGCAATTACACCGGCTTCAGGCGTTTACGACTTTAAAGTCCATCGTGTTGAAGGTTTGCCAATAGCTACTAACGCAGCTTAATCATGGCCAATACAAGCGTTTACCGCCCAATTGGGCCTACCTACGCGGTAGCGGTAACAACAACGGCCAGTAGTTCGCTAACCATTACTCCCGCCGGTAATGACCAAACGAACTTTTGTGCGTTCTTGAATACTGGAAGTACACCGGTTGCTGTATCCATAGCGCCGCTTAACCCTAGTAGCGTGTCCGCAACTGCTGCGGTATTGCCTACTGCGGGTAATTCATCTGCTTCTTTTGTGCTTGGTGTTAATATGTCCCAGCCCACAGTTATAAGTGTTCCCGCCAACGGGTTTAACTTAAGCGTGGTTGGTACGGCCAATACCATTTATGTAACACCGGTGGCAGATCAATCATGACCAACCAAGTTGCAAACACAAACACGCCAAACACCGTATTTTTAAGTACGTTTTCTGCACAGCCAGTTATTGCAAGTGGTTTCGGTACTAGCCCCACAATTAAGGGGGTTACGCCAAACTGCTTTGCGGTAACGGTTGGAACAGGTGGCGCAGCAAATGGCACCATTACACTACCGGCCGCCCCAAACGGTTGGATGTGTTTAGCTAATGACGTTACTAATGGTTCTGGTTTGTTCTTACAGCAAACCGCAAGCACTACAACGTCAGTAACTATGACGGGTTTTAGCATTACTTCTGGACTAGCGGCCAATATGTCTGCTGGTGATGTGATAGTTATGACTTGTATTCCCTATTAATGAGTGCCCCTAACCTAACAACCGACCAAAACTTACTGCCAGTTCAGGCGTATTTTGACGTCAATGGAAACTTCCAAACGTTTATAGGTCAGGGGCAACCATTTTATGCAACGCTTAACCCGGCGCAATCTGGGTTAAACATAACCAACAGCACAATAAACAGTACCACTATTGGCCTTGTAACCCCATCTAGCGGGGTTTTTACCAATATTAGTACAACCACAGGCACTATTTCCACCACCCCGGCCAACCCCACAGATTTGGTTAACAAGAATTATGTGGATATGTTTGTTCAGGGGTACGCAATTAAGGCCGAATGTCAAGTTGCATCAACCGGCAACCTAACACTTAGCGGTTTACAAACCATAGACGGCTATACAACCCTTGTTGGTGACCGTGTTTTGGTAAAAAACCAAACAATGCAAGCCCAAAACGGTATTTATGTGGCCGCTTCAGGCGCTTGGGCACGCAGTAGCGATGCAAACACATGGAATAGCCTAATTTCAGCGTTTACATTCATACAAAACGGCAGCACACAGGCTAATTCAGGGTGGGTTTGCACCATTTCTACGGGTGGAACGCTTGGCACTACGCCGGTTACATGGTCGCAGCTTGCAAGCGCAGCATCTTACTTTGCGGGTACTGGGTTAACCTTATCTTCATACACTTTTAGTATTACGCCCGTGGGAACTGCGGGAACTTACGGTTCTGCATCCCAAGTGCCGGTATTTGTTACAAATGCTTCTGGTCAAGTGACATCTGTAACCAATACATCCATCAGTATTGCGCCTAGCCAAATTAACGCAACCATACCGAATTCAGGGCTTACCAATTCAAGCATAACGGTAAACGGTAGCGCTATTTCTTTAGGTGGTTCGGCCACCATAACAGCGGCAAACCCAAATGCTTTAACCATTGGCACAGGCCTTTCAGGGTCTAGTTACAACGGTTCTAGCGCGGTTACCATAGCCAACACAGGCGTTTTAAGCGTTTCTGGGGGTACTACTGGCCTTACCCCAAATACGGCCACCACAGGGGCTATAACGCTTGCTGGTACGCTTGTAGTTGGTAACGGTGGAACAGGCGCTACAACGCTTACAGGGTATGTTTACGGTAACGGTACAAGTGCGTTTACGGCTTCTACCACTATACCCAACACGGCAATTACTGGGCTTGGCACGATGTCAACCCAAAACGCTAATTCGGTGGTCATAACTGGGGGTACGATAAACGGTACTTCTATTGGCGCTTCAACCCGTGCAAGTGGTGACTTTACAACCTTAAGCGCAAACACGGTTACTAGCACAACGCCGGTACTTAGTTTTAATGCTTCAAATACCATAGCATCGTTTGGGTCAACAACCGCTAATTCATATAATCAACTGGTTATTCAGAACTTAAGCGGTACTAGCGGGGCTTCTACTAATTACGTTATTTCTAATGACTTAGGCACAGATTCCACATATTACGGTGAATTCGGTATGAATTCATCTGTATATACAGGTGCTAGTGTTCCCGCAGATTTCTTTAGCATTAATAACGGCATTTACTTTTCAGCGCATGACGGTGATGTAACCGTAGGTTCAGGCAATGGTAAAAAACTGTACTTTGCATGGGGAACAACTGGGCAGTCTGCGCACGTTATTAATTCTTCTGGCGCTATTGGTTTAAATACAAATTTGGCAGCCGGTACAGGTTCAGGCACTACAAACTTCGGTACTGCTGGGCAACCTTTGTTGTCAGGCGGTTCTAGTGCTACACCTACATGGGGTGTTTTAGGGCTTTCAGGCGGTGGAACTAACGCTAATTTAACGGCAGTAGCTGGGGGTATTGTTTATTCTACGGCCACGGCATTTGCAATAAGCGCAGCCGGTACAAGTGGGCAGTTCTTGCAAAGTAACGGTACAGGCGCCCCAACATGGGCAACACCGGTTAGTTATGCTGCGGTGACTGATGACACAACCACTAATGCCACACGCTACCCGTTATTTGCTAACCAAACCAGCGGAAACTTAGCCACAGAATACACAAGTTCCACTAAACTTCAATACAACCCAAGTACGGGAGTTTTAACTTCTACAGGATTTAGCGGTTCAGGCGCAAGTTTGACAAGTTTAACTGCTGGTAATTTAAGCGGCACTATTCCTAGTGGTGTATTGGGTAATTCAACGGTTTATATTGGTACAACTGCAATTGCTTTAAACAGGGCAAGTGCTTCAATTAATTTGACAGGTACAAGCATTGATGGAAGTGCTGGGTCAGCAACAACTGCGACTACAGCAACAAATGCAACTAATATAGCTATTACCGATAATACAAGTTCTAGTTCTACTTATTATCCTACTTTAAGTGTGGCAACAAGTGGAAACAATCCTGCAACAACTTCAAGCACAAAATTAAGTTTTGTTCCAAGTACAGGAACTTTGACAAGTACAAACCATACCATTACAGGCACTTTAAGTGCAAATGGTTCTGTTGGAAGTGCCGGACAAGTATTAACTTCAAATGGCTCTAGCCCAGCATATTGGGCAAACGCTAGTGGCTCTGGCCTTTCTTGGCAATCTGTACAAACATCAAACTTTACTGCTACAAGCGGAAATGCTTATCCAGTTAATACAACATCAAACACGGTTACTTGTACATTGCCATCTAGTCCGTCTGCGGGTAATTTTGTTCAATTAACAGATTATGCGGGTACATTTTTTGCAAACAATTTAATTATTAATCCAAATGGTTCAAAAATTGATGGCAATACTGTAAACGCATATATTGCCAATACTAGAGAATCTATTGCATTAGTTTATATTGATACAACCCAAGGTTGGATTCCTTATTCTGGTTTCAATACTGCCATTCCTGCTCAAACATATTCTGCGACTTATTTGGTAGTTGCTGGTGGTGGAAGTGGGTCTGATGCTACTGCGGGAGGAGGCGGTGGAGCAGGAGGATTATTAACAAGTACAGCTAACCTAAGTCCTGGCTCAGTTTACACCGTTACAGTAGGCGCAGGCGGTAGCGTTACTACAAATGGCGGTGGTGTAAATGGTAGTAATTCAGTTTTATCAGGAACTGGAATAACTACAGTTACCGCAGTTGGTGGCGGTGGTGGTGGTAATTACGGAAACCCAACAGGTTCAGCTGGTAATTCTGGCGGTTCTGGTGGTGGCGGTGGATTCTGTCAAATAACTGCTCCAAGTTCTGGTGGGTCTGGAACTACAAGCCAAGGTAATTCTGGCGGTCAAGGTGGAACAATTGGCGAAGGTGGTGGTGGTGGTGCTGGTGCTGCTGGTAGCAATGCGTCTATCACAGGAGGTGGTAACGGTGGGGTTGGCTTACAATCTTCAATAACAGGATCTGCAGTTTATTATGCTGGTGGCGGTGGTGGTGGATGTGAAGCGTCTGGAACTGTTGCAACAACTGGCGGTTCTGGTGGTGGTGGCGCTGGTGCTTATCGCCCAGGTTCAACAGTTGGTCAAAACGGTACTGCAAATACTGGCGGTGGTGGTGGTGGATCATATAATTTAGCCCACCCAAGCGCAGGAAATGGTGGTTCTGGTGTAGTTATTCTTTCCGTTCCAACTGCATATTATTCAGGTACAACAACAGGTTCTCCAACTGTTACGACTTCTGGTTCAAATACAATTATTAAATTTACATCGTCAGGGAGTTATACCGCATGACACATTATGCAAAAGTTAATAATGGTATTGTTGAGCAAGTTATTGTTGCAGAGGCAGACTTTTTTACAAATGGGCATTTTGTAGATACAAGTCCTGGCACATGGGTTGAAACATCATACAACACGAGAAATGGTGTTCATTACTCACCTATTACAAATACGCCAGATGGAGGAACTCCATTAAGAGGTAATTATGCTGGTATAGGTTATATTTATGACCCAACGCATGATGTGTTTTACCCACCTAGGCCAGTTGATGTAAATGGCATCCCGTGTGCAAGTTGGACAATTGAAGAGCCAAGTTGGATGTGGAAGCCTCCTATACCTACGCCTACAGATGACAAAGTTTATTTGTGGAATGAAACAACAAAAACTTGGAACGAAGTTTAAAAGGAAACATTATGGGATTACTTGTATTTCAACAATCTGGTGGTGGAACAATAAACGTCCAAGGTACAAATACATCTTCTGTATATACATGGACAGTTCCTGCGTCAACAGATACGTTTGCAGGGTTAGCGACAACACAGACTCTTACAAATAAGACTTTGACTAGCCCTGTACTGACTACGCCTACTTTAACAAGCGGTACAAATAATGGAATTTTATATGCAAATGGATCTGGAACTATTACAAATAGTAGCGGACTAATATTTGATGGGGCAAACTTAGGTGTAGGTACTTCCCCTAGTTCTTGGACTGGTTTTACTGTAATACAAGACAAAAGTGCTTCAATAGCAGTTACAAGTAATGGTAACAACGTAGATTATTCTATAAACCGTTATAACAACGGAACTAATGATATTTTTTACCAAACAGGTAATTATGCTTTAATATATGAGCAAGCATCTGGTTCTGGGGCACATCGTTGGTATACATCTACTGCTACAGGAACTGCAGGGGGAACAATATCATTTACC